TGGAAGCAGAACTAATCGGACTTGGAATGGACTTTGGATTTACTCAAGACCCAACAACATTAGTAAAAGTATTCAGACATAATGGTGAGTTAATAATTAAAGAACTAATCTATCAAACAGGATTAACAAACTCCGATATAATAAACAAGTTACATAATTTAGGTATTACAAAACAGATGCACATTATAGCAGATAGTGCTGAGCCAAAGTCTATCGAAGATTTAAGGAGGGGTGGATTCAATGTTGATGGTGCTAACAAAGGACCGGATAGCATTCGTAACTCAATAGATACTTTAAAAGGATTTAAAATAAATATAACAAGAGATTCAGTTAATGTGATTAAAGAGTTTAGAAGTTATAAATGGGTTGATGGTAAGCCTAATGTACCTGTAGATTATAATAACCATACCATTGATGCGATTAGGTATGTAGCCTTGAATAAGATAGGTAAGAATACAGGGAAATATAGTTTTATGTAAAAAAAGAGGGCAGGAAAACATGAACAAACCTACCCTCATAGAACAACAAAACAACTTAACAAATATACACAAATATTTTATAAATATTGTAATTTAATATATATGAGAATACCAACAAATTGAACCATTGATAAATGGTGATTTAGACGACCAAGTAAAGATATTATCTATACTTTCAGGACTTTCAGTTGCTGAGATTGAAGCCATTGAAATAAAGAAAGTTAGAAGATACTTTGTATTGCTATCTTTCTTAAAGAGCCAAAAATGGAATAAGAATCCAAAAAAGTACTTATTCATTAAGGGTAATTTATACAGAGCCACATTAGATGCTGAGATGTTAAATACTGCTCGTTATGTATCAATATCAACTCTAATGCAAGATAATAAGGCTATTGAGAATTTATGTGATATTGGTGCTTTATGTTATGAGAAACTAACTTGGAATGGTTTTAAATATAGTGATAAATATCATAAAGAATTAGCTAAGGAATTAAAGAAACAAAGCATTGCTCATATCTATCCGGTTGTTTTTTTTTGTTTAAGAGCATTACTGCACTTGAGCAAAACTTCGGTAGCTTATTTGGAAGCGGAGAAAATAATACAGGAGAGGATGGAGGAGATAATGGAATTAATCCAAGAGGGGATTTTGAACGATATTGGGGATGGCAACATATAATAATTGAAATGAGCGAAGGTAATCCTATAATTGAAGATGCGATATATGAATGGGAGGTTATTAGGTTTCTTAATAGATTAAGTTACTTAAAAGAGAAAGCACAGATGGAAGAGCATTTAAAGAGAATTAAACTATTGAATAATGGCGTATAGTTTAGAAAGTGAAATAAAACAAGTATTAGATAATTTTGGTATTAAATTATCTCAAGACTTGGAAACATCCATGAATAAGGCTTTAAAGGATGGTAGTGGATTTGGTAGTGTACAACAAGCAAAATTACAATTTAACCCTAAAGTAAAAGCAGATAATACAGGAATTTATTTAAGAATAAATGCTTCTGATTGGTATTGGCAGATAATTGAATATGGTCGTAATGGTAAGAAAAAAAGATGGCATAATAGACCGGGAGCAAAGTCTAATCCTAAAGCACCTCCTTCAGATGTTATATTAAAATGGATTAAGAAAAAAGGAATAAAACCTGATGGAATAAAAAGTCTTAAAGGTGCTACAAATAAATCAGCATTAAAGACAAGTAATGAAAATAAATATAAACAATTAACATTCTTAATTCAAAGAAAGATAGGTAAATGGGGAGTTAAACCAAAGCCATTTATTGATAGAGTAATTGAAGATGGAAGATTAGATAAATTAAATCAAGAATTATCAAATATAATAGGTAATGAAATTTCAGTACAATTAATAGAAATATAAAATGTCAGTAACATTATTACAAACTCCATCAACAACTAAAGTAACTCCGACTTATAATGAGAATTGGTTTATTGCAAGTTCAACAGAAACTGCACAACCTAATTTTAAATTTACAGTTAAAGTAACCGATGTAACGACATCAACACAATGGACTGAACAGGTAGAGCCTGTCTATGGTACTAATAAAATATACTTTGATGCAGGTACTTATGCTGAGAAATATATGGTTAATTTCTTTAATGGTAATACTTATGGATGGCAGAAATGTGTTAATGCTTATAGACCTATCGAAGTTTCAATAGGTGAAACATATGGTACACCTATAAATTATTATCCACCTCCCTCATCAGGAGTTGTAACTTACAATGTATGGAATGGCGGATTAGATACACAAACATTTGCTTATTACAATGCTGACGATTATTTGTATAATTCAACTACTTCTAACTATAAATATCTAACTGCAATAGGTGATTTAAATGTTTACAATGATAGAAGTAATTATGTTTACTTTTTAGGTACGGTTGGAAATACAACAGATTTGCCTCAACTAAGAATAAGAACATTCGATGTGGATGGTAATATACTAAGTAACTCAAGTATTGCAAGACCATCAGCAACTACAGGATTAATAGGAGACCAATACCAATGTATTGATATCGGAGTTAAGGGATTGACATCAATAGCCTCAGGATTAGTTACAGGTGCCTATCCGATATTACCTGCAGGAACTGCTTCATATACGGTAAGAGAATTCACAAATACAGGATTGATAAGATGCTTTATTAAATGTGAGCCAAAATACACAGTTTATACTTTGCACTATCTTAATCAAAAAGGCGGTTATGATACATTGCATTGTAGTAAAGTATCGGAAAAAACATCGACTAAGACTGCAACTACATTTAAACAGAATCCTTGGAATGAGGTTTCAAATGTAATGACTTACAATCCATCCATGATGCTTGAAAAAACTCAAGGTATAACAGTAACCGATTCATTAAAACTTAATAGTGATTGGTTAACTCAAGCTGAGTTTGATAGACATAGAGATTTATTTGCTTCAACTGATATTAGATTAGATTTAGGAAGTTCAACACCTAATATAGCAGTTAAGATAACTAATGGCAATTACATTCAAAAGAATAACGAGAATAGGAGAATGTTATCATTCGATTTAAGTTACACATTTAACAACCATAGACAGCGTGGCTAATAATATAAAAGTAATACTAATCGACCAAGCAGGTGCTGAATATGATGTAAGTTATATTCAAGAGATACCTATATCATTAAACTTATTAATAGCAGATGTTAGAAGTCCTGATAAACGTAATGCTTCATTTAGTAAAACAATTACATTTCCGGGCACAAAGGAAGTTGATAGATTCTTTAGTTTAATTTGGAAGATTAATTTAGAATTAAGCACATTTGACCCAAGATTAAAATGTGGTATTAGATATTATGTAAATGAGAAAATACAATTAAAAGGAGATTTACAATTACTGAATATTGAGGTTGATGCACTAAGTAAAGAAGTAACTTACTATACATCAGCAACAGGTACATTAGGAAATTTGTTTTTAGAGATAAGTGATAAACTTATAACTGGTAATGTTGATAGTGCTTTAGATATTGATATTAGTGCGGATGACCATGTATTAAATTTAACTAATGTAACTAATAGTTGGGCAAATACTTATAATTATGTTTATGGTTTAATAGATTATGGTAAGAATTTAGGAGACCCAACAAACTTCTATTTAAAACATTTAAGACCTGCAATAAGAAAGAAAGTATTATTAGATAAGATATTTAATGATGCAGGATATAGTTATACATCTAATTTTTTAAATAGTGCTGAATATTATAATTTTGTGATACCATCAACTGAAGAGAATATAGTTGTAACTGCTGTTGACCAAGCTAATAATGAATTTTATGCAGGTACTGTAGGCTTTCCGCAAAGTATTAATTTACCTTTGTATCTTAATCAAAATGGATATGTTCCACCTGCAACAGGTAACTATACATGGAATCCATCAACTTCAGGTACTGGTTTTGGTACATTTCCTGCAGCGCCTAATATTTATAATAATCTTATATTCAATGACGATTCAACTGCTCCATTCAATGACCCATCGAATAGTTATAATAGTACTACAGGATATTTACAATTTCCATCTTCACCAACACCATTAAGAAATTATAGTGCTAATGTAATATTTCAATTAATATTTAATGTACCTGCAGGTACTGCTTATGTAGATTGTTCAGGTGCAATAGCATTAAATATGGGAGTTGCTTATAATAGTATTAATATTTCTTTTAGTAGTTTACCGGGTTCAGGTTGGACAGGTGCAAATAACATTACTGGTTTTTATTCAATTCCTATAATTTGGAATAACTCAACTGCAACTAATATAGGTAATGTTAAAATAGCTTTAGATTATAATTTTAGTATTAAATATTATAACTCTTTTTTACAACCTGTAGTTACAGGAACTTCATCAGTTGATATTGCAATAGGTACAAGTATGTTTGGCGGTCAAAGTTGGTATAATGCTAAATTAATTGACAATACAATTCAAGAGGGTTTATTACTTGAAATGAATCAAGTATTGCCAACACAAACGAAACAATTAGATTTTCTAACAAGTGAGATTAAACTCCATAATCTTTACATGGAAAATGACCCTGACAATGATAAGAATTATATTATTGAGCCTCGTGAAGATTTCTTTTCAGGTAGTTTAGATTGGAGTGATAAAATAGATTTAAGTAGAAAGTATAAAGTATCTCCTGTATCATTATTAGATGCTAAAAGATACGAATACACATATCAAACCGATGCTGATAAATATAACAAAGATTATACAGAAACTTACAAAGAAAATTATGGTTTTAATTTTCATGATAATATAAGTGATTTTATAAGACCTACTGTTAAAACAGATGTTATTTATGCAGCTACTCCGATTGTAGGAAACAATGTTAACGGACTTGTTATTCCTAAATTTTTTAAGGAAGAGAATGGAGTAATTAAAAATATTAAATGTAAAGTTAGGTCTTTATACTTTGGTGGCTTGGTTAACATGAATTTAGGCTCTTGGAATTTAATTCATGCTACCGGAACGACTAACTACAATTACTATCCGTATGTGGGACATAATGATAATCCATACAATCCAACAAAGGATTATAACTGGGGGTTGCCTAAGCACGTTTACTATACTTATCCGTCAACTACTTACACAACTAATAATTTATATAATAGATTCTATTCAAGACAAGTTAATCAATTAACAGACCAAAACAGTAGAATAGTTACTGCATGGTTTAATTTAGATGAATTAGACATTAAATACTTCTCATTTAGGAATGTGGTTTATGTCGGACATCCTTTAAATGCTTATTTCTATGTAAATAACATTAAGGATTATAATGTAATGGATAGGCAGTCAACACAAGTTGAATTATTAAAGCTAATTGAATACGATTACTTTGAACCTGAAGTTATACCACCTATTAGGCCAACACCTGTAGGAATTGAAAATTTAGGAGCTAATGGTGAAGAGGGAATAGTAAATGGTAGATTTTCAAACATAATAGGTGGCTCAGGTAACTTTATTGCAGAGGGTGCTGATAGTGTATTATTGATTAATTGTGAAAATGTAACAGTTCAAGGTGATGTAAGTAAATTTGTAGGAATAGGATTAAGCAATACTACAATTATAGGTACTGATAGCGGTAAAACAATTAATAATAGTTATGTAGCTCCACCAACAAATCAAACATTATTAGTTACTGGTGATTTCACTATTGATGGTAGATATTCAACTTATTTAATTGATACATCAATAACAGGAATTGCAGGAGTACCATTAATATGTACATGGCCTGTAGCCTTTACAGGATTACAAATAACTTTTAAAGTAATTGATGCTACAGGTGATTTTCAAATAACAAGCGATGACATAGCATTAACAATAGATGGTAATGCACTACCATACACTACCGGATTAGTGTTATATGATAGCATAACTATATTTATGAATAGTATTGATAATGAAATGTATATAATATACTAATGAGAACATTAATTAAAAAATTAGGCACATTTATATCTTCACGAAGGACTTTGAACTTTATTGAAGGTACTAATGTAACAATGACAGTAACCGATAATGCAAGTACTAATGCAGTTGATATAACTATCAATTCAAGTGGTGGCGGAGGTGGAAGTATAACAGGCTCAGGTACTACAAATGAATTAACTTATTGGACTTCGTCAAGTGCTTTAAGTTCATTAGCTACCTCAACCTATCCATCATTAACTGAGTTAAGTTATGTCAAAGGATTAACATCGGCAGTTCAAACACAAATAGGAAATAAGCAAGATACATTAGTAAGTGGTACTAATATCAAATCAGTAACTGGTTTATCATTATTAGGTAGTGGTGATATTTATCCGGCACATACATCAGCAGTAACATTTGTAACTGTTGAGACTGCTATAAGTACAAATGCTTACACTGACATTACAGGCGCATCGGTAACATTAGCAGCAGGTACATGGATAATATTTGCCAATGTAATAACTCGAAATGTAAACGTAGCAGTGTTGGTACATGCAGCAATAACCGATAGTTCAAATGTAGTAATAGCCGAAGCATCGCAAGGGGGCGCATCTTCAGGTAACGCGAGTGTTGGTCAGTTTGTAAACTTAAACATTACAGGAGTTGTAACACCAACAACTACTACAACTTACAAATTAAGAGCGGCAAGAGGTAACACAACTATTACAGGTTCATTCACTGTAATGGATGGGGCAGGTGTTGGTACAACAAATAACGTATCGGATAATTCAAATAAAGGAACATCAATAATAGCATTAAGAATAGCGTAAAATGGCAGAAGAAACTAAAAAAACAGTATTAGAGGTCAAAATTGAAGCAGCAGAAGCAGCTAAGACAATAGGAGACTTAAGAAAATCATTAAAGGGATTAATTGACCAACAGGCAAATGTATCTCAAGGCAGTGCTGAATGGAAAAAATTAACTAAAGCAATTAATGAAACAGAGGGTAAAATTGGAGACTTACAAGATTCATTTGCTACATTAAAGGGTTCAGGAATTGAAAGAGCTACTGCTTCATTAAACTTTTTAAAAGAAGGTTTTTTAAAGTTAGATTTTGGATTAGTTAAAACAGGATTAGCAGGTTTAAAAACTGCATTAGCATCAACTGGTATTTTATTACTTACACAGGGTGTAATGTATTTAATAGAAAATTTTGATGACTTAACTAAAGGTAGTGGATTTTTATCTAAAGCATTAAAATTTCTTGGTGATACTGTTGGAAAGGTAATTACTTTTTTTACTGATTTTTTAGGATTTACATCTAAAACAGAAAGAGCATTTAAACAACAATCAGAAGCTATAAAGAAATTCTCAGAAGATTCAGCACAAGCATTAGCTAAAACAACTGCGGAATATGATAGGCAAATAGCAGTAATGAATGCTAATGGTGAAGCTACATTTAAAGTTGAAAAAGCTAAGCAATTAGCTATTATGGAAACTAATGCTGCTTTAATACATCAATTATTAGCAATTAAAAAAGCAGGCGGTGAATTATCTGAAGAGCAAAGAAAGCAATTAGTAACAGCAACAGAAGCTATTAAAAATGCAAAAAACTCAATTACATTAAATGAAATAAATGAAAATAAAAAAATATCTGAAGAAAATAAAAAAAGAAATGAAGAATATAAAAAGAATTTAGAAGAAAGACAAAATGCAGATAAAAAATATTTAGATGATATTGAAGCATATAGAATTAGTCAAATACAAGATGAAGTTGATAGATTAGATGAAGAAGCACAATTAAGAAGAAGAAAAAGAGATGAAGATATTAATGAATCTAAAGCAAGTGCTGAAGTAAAAAAAGAAGCATTAATTAATTCTGAAAATATTTACCAAAATGAATTAAATAAAATATTAAAAGATTATAAAGATAAACAATTAAAAGACGAAGAAGAATTTTTAAAGAAACAACACAAATTAGAGAATGACGATTTAAAAGCACAGGCAGAATTAAATTTAATTAATTATGCTGAAAATTCTCAATCTTTAATGTTAGCTAAAATTAATCAATTAGAGATTGAAAAAAATATAGCTTTAGAAAATACTGAATTAACAGAATCACAAAGAGCATTAATAATAGCTAATTATGAACAACAAGTAACAGGATTAAAGGCAGAAGAAGCAGCTAAACAAAAACAAATTGAATTAGACAATGCTGCTGAACTTGATAAAAAAAGAAAAGAAACACAAGAAAGAAATTATAAATATACAAAAGAAGGATTAGCCGCAGGACAAGCATTATCCGATGCAGTATTTGCTATTCAATCAAATAAATTAAAAAAAGGTAGTGCAGAAGCAGAAGCATTAGCAAAGAAACAATTTAATGTAAATAAAGCATTTAGTTTAGCAAGTGCTACAATAGATGGATATAAATCAGTAGTTTCTACATTTGCAGCAACTCCGGGAGGTCTTGCAATAAAGACTATTGCGGCAGGTATTGCAGGAGTATTTGCAGCAGCACAAATAGCTAAAATAGCAGGTTCAAAATATGAGGGAAAAGGTGAAGATGTAAAAGTTGATACAGGCGGAGGAACAGGTGGTGGAATGTCAACTGCTGAGCCACCAACAATAACACAACCGATGGCACAAACTGCTACAACTCCAGGTACTAACTTTGATGCTCAAGGTAATGTTATAGGGGGCGGTCCTATGAAAGCCTATGTTGTAGAAACTGAAATAACGAACAAACAAACAACTGTAAATAGACTACAAAGTCAAGCCGAATTTGGATAATTTAAAACAAATGTAATTTAATATTATGGAATTAATAGACTTATATATTGATGAAAATTTAGAAGATAATAGCGGAGTTAATGGTATTGCTACCGTTGATAGTCCTGCTATCGAACAAGGTTACTTCGCATTCAATAAAAATAAAAAAACACTAAGATTAACATTAGGAACTAACAAAGGAAACTTTGCTCCAATATCAGCCGATAGACAAATATTAGCAGGTGCTTTAATGATACCTGACATGGAGATATACAGGAATGATAATGGCAAAGAATACAATTGCAGATTCACAAAAGATACTATTCAAAAGATAGTTAAGAAATTCTCAATATTAGGATATAACAATTCTATTAATGAGATGCATGATTCAAACAAGCCTATTAATAACTCGGTATTGTATCAGCATTTTATTATTGATAGAGCAATGGGTATTAATCCACCTTTGAATCAAGACCATTTACCGGATGGAACTTGGTTTGGTTTTGTTTATGTAGGAGATAAGAAAGTATGGGATGAATTTATTAAAACAGGTATTTATACTGGATTTAGTGTTGAGGGTAATTTTTACGAACAAACAGTAAGTGAATTAAGTGAAGATGAAGCTAAGGCTATCATTGATGCAATATAATTTTTTACACAAAACACAACTAATTGTAATTTAATAAATAAAGAATAAAATGACATTTAAAGAAGCCGTAAACAAGATTCTTAGTAATGAACAGAAAGCAGAATTGAAGGGATTATTTACTTTCAATACTCCTGTGCCTGTTATCGAGCCTGAGAATACTCCTGTTGCTGAGCCTGTAGCTATGGGTGAAGCTAAATTAATGGATGGTACTGTAGTAAAGTACGATACTCCTGAATTAGTAATTGGTTCAATGATTACTGTAGTTACTCCTGATGGTGAGTTTCCTGCTCCTGCCGGAGAGCATACATTAGAGAATGGAACTGTAATAACTGTTGATGAAACAGGTAAAGTAATTGAAATCGAAGTTAAAGAAGAAACTCCTGAGGTTGTAGTTGAGCCTGTTGCTCCTGTAGCAATGGCAGTAACTCCTGAAGAGAAAAAAGCTATCATTGATGAAGTTATTGCAATGTTTGAGCCAAGAATTAAGGCTTTAGAAGATGCAATATTAGTATCTCAATCAGCATCAAGTGAACTACAAAATAAGTTTAGTGAGTTTGGTAAGTTATTAGATTTA